TTGAAAATAAAGTCCTGTCGGTTGTCCGCGAGGCCGTGCTTGCCCAGTATCCCAATGCGTCCGTGTACGGCGAGTACATCGATGTCCCGGCATCGTTTCCGTGTGTCACCGTTACGGAGGATACAAATTACACCTATGTCTACAGCAAGGACGATACGGTTGCCGAACATCACGCTGATGTGCAGTATGCCATCAACGTGTATAGCAATCTGAAGACCGGGGCAAAACTGGAGGCCAGGGCGATTCTCAAAGTGGCAGACGATGCCATGCAAGGGATGAAGTTCTGGCGCACTATGACCCGGCAAGTTCCCAATGTAGAGCGGACAATATATCGCATGGTTGCCAGATACCATGCCATTGTCGGCGAACCTTTTGAGGACGCTGACGGAAATCTGGTTTACCAAATCTATCAGAGATAAGGAGAGTTAGCATGGCGCAGGAACTTTCTACTGCTGGCGTTCTGCTCAAATATGCTGTCGAAGCTACTGCCGGTACGCGCCCCACTACAGGGTTCACGCAGATCCCTTGCATCAAGGCCATCCCGGACTTCAACCCGGAGCCGGAGTCCCTTGAGGTGACCGACCTGTCCGACACCGAGTGGCGGCGTTATATCCCTGGCCTAAAGGATCCCGGTGGCGCGCTGGCGTTCACTGCCAACCTCACCACCCAGTTCAAGACCGCATGGGAGACCCTCGTTTCCGCGTTTGAAACCGCCAAGGGTGACGGCAAGGCCACCTGGTTTGAGATCATGGTTCCCAATTTCGGCAGCTTTTACTTCGCCGGTTATCCCAGCACTCTGGGCATGACCGCTATGGATGTCAACGCTGTTCTGGAGATTGAGGCGTATGTGACGCCCAACCAGATCGAGGGCTGGGGAACCAGTTCTACCTAATAATTAGGAGGGTATGAGATGGCACAGAATGTGAAGCCCATCCTTGTAAAGGATGACAACGGGATGGAGTACACTCTGGAATTCAACCGCGAGTCGGTGAAATTTGCAGAGGCGCGCGGGTTCAAAATCAACGATGTGGCTGATTACCCCATGACGAAAATCCCGGAACTGTGGTTCTATTCGTTCCGAATGCACCACAAGAATGTGGCGAGAGCCAAGACGGATGCGCTCCTGGACGGGCTGGGTGGCATCCCGGACGGACTGCTTGAGCGGTTGGGCGAGTTGTACGCCGCGCCGTTCGCCGCCCTCACGGACGGGCAGACCGAGGAAAACCCTCGCGTGACGGTGAGCCTGTAACCCGCTCCGATTCGCCGTCAACCTACACCGAGATGTTTTGGGAGGCGTTACCGTACTATCTGTCCATAGGAATGAGCGCAGATGAGTATTGGAACGCCTCCGCTTTTTTAGCTAAATCCTATCGAGAAGCATACAAGCTGAAGGCCAGACAGGCAAACGAGCAGATGTGGTTGCAAGGGCAGTATATCTATGCCGGATTGGTTTCCGTGTTTTCTGATGTTTTCGGTAAAAAAGGCGGGAAGAAGCTGGAATACCCGAAAGAACCTTATGACCTTGGCTTGCTGACTGATGCGGAAAAGGCCGAGAAAGCAAAACGAGAGCGGGAGAAAATAATTGCCTCCCTTACTGCGTGGAAAAAAGCGTGGGACAAGAGGCAACACAAGAGTGGTGAGACAAGATAGCTACTGTTATTGATGACCTTGAAATACGGGTAGAGTCCAACGGGCTGAATGAGTTGATGAAGAAACTGAAATCCCTTGAGGGCGATTTTGGCGATGCACGGAAAAAGGCCGAAGAGTTTGGAACAACGGTATCCGGGATAGGCACGGAGGCAGAGAAAGCCGGAAAGGGCGCAGAGAAGGGGAGCAAGGGCCTGGGGCAGTTTGCCTCGTCCCTCGTCCGAATTGCCAAGTACCGTCTGATTCGTACCGCGCTGAAAGAACTTGTATCCTCGTTCCGAGAGGGGCTTGCAAACGCATATCAATTCAGCAAAGGCGTTGGAGGCGAACTTGCCGCCGCACTCGATACGATGGCGGTGAAGTCGCAGACAATGCGGAATCAGCTTGGCGCAGCGTTTGGCGAGTTGCTCATTAATGTAATGCCTATCATTCTACGGCTGATTGAAGTCGTAAGGACGGCGGCAAATGCGATTGCCCAATTATTTGCTGCTCTTGGTGGCCGTGGGACATATCTAAAAGCTGTCGATGCCTCCAAAGAGTGGGCCAAGTCAACAGCCGGTGGCGCAAAAGCTGCTAAAGAGTGGCGCAACCAGTTGATGGGGTTTGATGAGATAAACCGTCTTGATGCTCCGTCAGAGCCTAGTGGTGGAGGCGGTGGTGGGGATGCTACCAACTTCGGGAATATGTTCCAGGAGTCTCCCGTGCCGGAGTGGTTACAGAACCTTGGAGAGCGGCTACAGAAACTTACTCCAGTACTTTTGACAATTGCCGGTATAATCGCCGGAATCAGCCTGTTGCGTCACATTGGAGAAGTCCTTGGATGGGGCGAGGCGTTCCAAGGCGTTATGACAAAAATCACTGGGATAGCGATTGCGATTGCTGGCCTAATTCTTCTGGTAGATGGCGTTGCTGATGCTCTGAAAAATGGCCTTGATTGGGGAAATCTTATTGAGATAATCGGTGGCGCAACGCTTGTCGTAATTGGGCTGGCCACGGCCTTTGGGACTGTTGGGGCTGCTATCGGTTTGCTCATTGGCGGTTTGGCCCTTCTGGTTGTTGGCATTGTTGACTGGATCAGAACTGGGCAAGCGTCCGTACCTGTTCTTACGGCAATATCTGTTGGCTTGTTAGCTGTTGGCGGTGCTATTGCGTTGCTTACTGGCAGTTGGATTCCTCTTGTCATTGCGGCTATTGGTGCAGCTGTTGTGTGGATCGTAGGTAAGTGGGACGATATCAAAGCAAGATGGGGTTCTCTGTGGAGTAGCATTGTTGGTACTCTCGCCAGTTGGGTAAATGCTGCATTGGACTGGATTCGACCTCTGCTTGAGGCAATCGACCGCGTTGTTGGTTTCTTCGGTGGTCATTCAAATCTTGGCGGGGCGCATATCAATGTTCCCGCTCCGGCGGCATACGCCACTGGCGGTTTCCCAGAGGATGGGTTGTTCTTCGCCAATCACAGCGAGTTGGTGGGCCAGTTTGCGAACGGGCAGACGGCGGTTGCAAACAACGAACAGATCATTGCCGGTATCCGTGAGGGCGTATACGAAGCTATGATGTCTGCCAACAGCGGACGAAGCAATGAAGTCAAAGTGTATCTGGACGGCAAGCAGATTTCCAATGCTGTGAGCCGCAACCAGAGAAACACTGAACGGGCAACGGGGGTGCAGTACGCATGAGGTTTGAAATAAACGGCATCGACTTCGTGCCTTACGTTGCCCACGATGACGGTTTCAAGTGGCAGCGGTACGACATTGACTCCCCCAACACGGGGCGCACGTTGGACGGGCTGATGCACCGGGGCCGAGTTGCAACGAAGATCCGGCTGGACATCAAGTGCAGACCGCTCACGGCGTCCGAGTTGAGCATCGTGCTGAATGCCATTCTCCCGGAATATGTGACCGTAACCTATGACGATCCAATGTACGGACTTGTGACGAAGACCATGTACGCCAACAACAACCCCGCCGTCCATGCACTCTGGAAACCAGACGGCACGGAATGGTGGAGCGGGATCACGTTCCCACTGGTAGAGAGGTGATGGTATGTACACAGTAAGCAATCTGTGGAACACCATCATCTCCGAGCCGGAACATTGGTTTGAGGTAAGTTTGGTTGTCGGCGAAAGCGGACGGTTGATTACCAAGGCCGGTGACACCATCACGTTCGGTGGAACAGCAATCTTGGTGAGCCAAGGCGGTGCGGACAGTGGATACACCGAGGCGCAGATCAAGTCCCTCTCCGTGTCCCAACGGCAGTTCGCCACCGAGTACCCGTCCGTGGGGGCGTGCCTCTCCGCAGAGTTGACCGCAGAGATGTTCCGACCCGCCGGGGCGATTCCACGGATGGCCCTGGTGCGCCCGTACATCCGGGTGACGGACGGCACTCAGACCTCTGAATGGATACCGCAAGGGCTATTTTACATCGACACCCGTGAGTATTCGCAGAATGACGATGGATTGAACATCATGAAAATCCATTGCTATGATGCGATGCTGATGACAGAACAAGAGTATCCGACCACAAGCCTTACGTTCCCGGCGGTTGATACGGATGTTGTCAGTGAGATTGCTAATTTCCTTGGCATTGGCGTGGACGAGCGGACTTGGGATGTGATGACGAATGCGTATCAAATCTCACTTCCTGCCGGATATACCATGCGAGAAACGTTGAGCAACATCGCAGCAATGTACTGTGGCAACTGGGTTATGAACTATGACGGCAATCTGCTTTTGATTGCGGTCAACGGCATTCCGAAAGAAACCAATTATCTGGTGGATAATTATGGTTTCGCCATTACGTTTGGAGGTGACAGGATTCTTGTCTGAGTACGGCATTAACTCTCTGAGCAAGCGGTACATGGAACTGGATGTGTCACCCCAGTTTGATGGATACTCTGGCGTTGAAATTGTGGTGGACGATGAAACCACATACTTTGCCGGAAATACTAATGGACGCATCATCACGATACAGAATCCGTGGGGAACACAGGAACAAGCGAACAATATATTAAGTTCCCTAATGGGGTTTCAGTATCAGCCATACACGGCGAGTGGCGCACTTCTTAACCCCGCTGCCGAACTTGGCGATGGCGTTTCTTTGAATGGTCTTTACTCCGGGCTTTATAAGATTGACCGCAACTACTCTTCCCTCATGTCAACTGAAATATCCGCACCGCAGGACGAAGAGATAGACCATGAATACCCGTTTGAAACAAAGGGCAATCGGGAGATCACCCGGAAGTTCATGGCAGTGCAGAGCGAGTTTACGTTGCAGTCCAACGAGATTGCCGCCAAGGTAAGCCAGACCGGCGGTGACAATACATCGTTTGGATGGAATCTGCTTTCAGACCACTTTTCCTTGTTCTCTGGCAGCAGTGAAGTGTTCCGAGTGGATGCAAGCGGAGCAACCGTCAAAGGCACTATCACCGCCACGGACGGGAAGATTGGCAATTTCAACATCGGAACGAACGCTATTTGGAACAACATTTCGGAGTTCAGTAACCCCGGTGGTCTGTCTTCTGGCGTGTACCTTGGCACGGATGGTATACGGCTTGGAAAAAACTTTTCTGTCGATAATTCCGGGAACATAACGGCGAATAACGCCACGCTGACGGGGACGTTGACGGTGGGCGGTGCGACCATCACAGCGGCCACACTTCGACAGGGTGCTTCGGCGGGGTATTCGTGGAGTAATGGCAGTTATGGTGGATATACTTCACAAGCCGCTTATGCTCTGGGGGGGGCTGGCGGTTATATAAACGCAACAAAACAAAACACCAGTAATTATCCGCAATATTTCAAAGCAGGAGCGGGTAGCTTCACATCGGTTGGAACAGGTTCACTTGAAGTCGGTAGTCGAACAATAACAATCAACGGAACTAAATTTGGGGCGCAGACAAGAACTATAGATGGGGTGTCAATCACCTATTTGGGGCCAACGTCATGAAAGAATTTCTTGAAACACTTTTGAAAACCCTCAACTGTATCGAAGTCAAGGGCAAAGACAATGTTAATTATCTTCTTGGGTGCATCTGCGCCGTAGAGAAGATGATAGCAACAATCGAATCCAACGAATCCAACGAAACGGAGGAAGAAAATGGCTGACAAGACAATATCTGAGCTTGTCGCGGCAACCTCAGTAGGCAGTACGGACTTGTTCGTGTTGGAACAGTCCAACACCGCCAAGAAACTGACCGGGCAGATTCTGGAAAACTGGCTTGTTTCGTTTGCTGATGGGCATGGTGGCATTCAGTCCATCGCAAAGACGGGAACGAGCGGAACGAACCCGGTAATCGACACCTACACCATCACCCTCGCCGATGAAACCACGTTCAGTTTCACAGTCACGAACGGGCTGAAAGGCGATACTGGCGCACAGACCTATGTGTGGATCAAGTGGGCTGCACAAAACCCAACTGCCGACAATCAACTGTCCAACAACCCGGACAAGTGGATTGGCATTTACAGTGGCACTGCGTCCACCGCCCCGACTACCAGAAGCTCTTACCAGTGGTACGAATATAAGGGGGAGACTGGCGATACTGGCGCAACTGGTGCATCCATTGCGTCCATCACACAAACTGGCGGCACTGGCGCACCCGGTACTTATGACACATACACCATTACGCTTGATACTGGCGTGGTTGCCGGGACTTTCCAAGTCTACAACGGTCTTGACGGATCTGGTGCTGTGTCTTCCGTCAACGGACAAACGGGCGATGTCGTTTTGACCGCATCGGATGTCGGCGTGAGTGCGTCTTCGGCAACACCGCTTACTGATGCAGGTTCTGGCGTTGTTGGCACTTCCACGGCGTATGCCCGTGGTGACCACCGCCACCCGCTGAACGTGAGCGGGTCTGCCCCGTCCCCGTTGGGAACTGCCACGGCGGGTTCTTCCGGGCAGTACGCACGGGCTGACCACGTTCACGCCATGCCCTCCGCTTCGGATGTTGGAGCATTGCCGGACACTTACCCCACGGATTGGACGCTTGCCGGGACAAGCACTAGCTCCTCTGTTAAAGTGACATACCCGGAAACGGCAAAAGAAATCTTTATTAAGGGCTTTTCCAACCACGGCGCGATCCCGGCTTACTTTTGCTTTGTCCCGGTATCCATGCTTTCGGATATAAGCGTCATTGCGGTTGGCGGTTATTATTCTACGTCTTCTGACGCTGGTCTTGCGAATGTTGATGTCGATGCGTCTGCAAG